GCCGGTGTATGAGTTACTGCACCATTAGATGAGAATGTAATGGATGTTGTAGTTGCTCCGCCTCGCGGAAGTGTGTCACTCATTCCGTGCGGCATCATTGTGGCTGTTGCAGCTTGCCCGTCAGGGAAAGTTAAAGTGTAAGTGTCTTGAGTGCCTGCTAAAGCATCGGCCTTGACGTCTCGGTAAACTGTATCGCTATTGTAAGTTAGAGTTCCAGACATAACTAACTCTTTACCTGACAACTCACCATCAAGGCGCAAAACCCAATCGCCAGCGCTTTTATTTTCGTAAGTAATTGGTTCGCCGCCGTAAGTTACTGTAAACTCACCCTGACCAACAATGTCAGCGCCTGGTGAGCCCTTTTGAATAATTACCGTAGTACCATTTTGTTCGCCAGCCATGTTAAATCCTCGCTGTGTATGCTATAAAATCAATTGTTACATCTTGTTTAATGTAAGAGTCGTCATACTGCATTTGGTTGGCTCTTACATCTGTTATGCTTACTTCCTGACCATTATAACTAATACTGTTAACTTGGTCGAATGTTGACTGTACTGAGTCGACTAAATCCAATAAATCATTGTCGTAATTAGTTACTCCGCCTGCTGAGTCGTTTCTCGCCGTGTAGCATGACACTTGAAAAAAACCCGCATTTTGCTTTGAGCTTTAAACGTTTTTTGCAGTTATAGGCGCATCAACTGGTGCATAGTAAAACGCAAGAAACTTAGATTTACCAAGCTGCGTATCAAGCGAGTCACCATCAAACACAATATCTTGATCTGTTATTCCAGCAGGCAAGTTAGTTAGTGCATGATTTAAAATTGTATCTCTAATCGCTTTATGGCTCATAATTGCTTAATCTTCATTTGTGCGCGTTTTAAGTTGACTCTTACAAAGCCGTTTGGCGCTTGTTTGCTAAATCCGTTAGCAGAAAGTTTAACATAACTTTTATTTATCTTATCCCAACTACCTTTCTCTACAGGGCTAGGAAAACCGCCATACTCAAGTTTGTTAATGTATGGCGTGCTGTTAGTAAAGAATATTTTTTTTGCCAAGTACATTTTTAGGCATCTTTGACAGCTGAGCAACGCCACCACCAGCTAAGGCGCTTGATGGGTTTGCCACAGTCAAAAACCATCCCTGCCTCGCTCTGCCAGAGTCAACTGGTGTCGCTTCGACGATAGCTTTAAGTGCTTCAAAGTAAATAGACTTAACGCCAATATTAAGCGCATCTATACGCTCTTTTATTGCTGCATCTAGCCGCTTTCTACCCTTAAGCATTGCCACTAACCCTGCATTGTGAGAAATAAATCAGAATATCACTTGTTGGCGCTCGCTCATCAACGCTTATAACTAGGTAAGTTGTTGCGCCCTGTCTTATAACATCACCAGTTTTAATTGGCACGTCGTATTGTGATACAAGTTGCCTGTCACCCGTTTTGATGTTCGAGTCATTTAAATTTTTATCGTATGACTTAAATATTGCATCTTTTAGCAAAACATCATTTGATGTTACAGCTCCAGGTGATAAAAGATTACCAGCAGTAACGGTTTTTTGCACAAGATAAACAGGCTCGCTACTTGCAGAACCTGTTTTTGCTACTGCTTTTTTTAATCCTTTCGCAATCTTAGCGCGAATATCTCCGCTGGCCATTACGGTAAATACCCCATGTTGCCGCGATATAAACCACCGCCAGAGCCAAATCCGCAAACTTTAGATAAGTAGCTTTTTGTTAGTGGATTTAGCGCGTTAACAGCGCCCTTGATGCGAGTGTTGAAACTTGTGCTGGATGATGTTTTGTATGACTCTTTGTAAACGCCAACAACTTCAAATGACTCTAGCTGGCTTCCGTCGCTGGTTTCATTTACATCTAAACCAGAGTTGATTGCGTCTGCGCTGTATAGCTGAGCTAGCTTAACCTCTTGCGGTATCACATCGCTGTCAATAAGAAAACAATTTGCGTAAGCATTTTGACGCGGATAAATACCTGTTTGCTCTGAGCTTACTCGCTGACCAGATAGCTGCGACTCTTGTGTCAATAAATAATTATAGCCAAGGCGCAGCTTAACTTCTGCGTCAGTGTCATCATCTGGCAGCGTGATTCCATAGTTTGCCGCTAGCGCTCTAGCGTCAACTAAAGATAAAAAACTATCAGCGTTAGGAACAACTGTTCCATCTTCTACAATTAAAGGCATAAAAAAAG